ATGTGCGACTGGTCACCCCAGCAGCCCCGCCAGAGGGGGTACCGCTATGTTTATTTTACGCCCAGAGCCTAAAGCCCTGAAGGTCCCTCTCTGCAAACAGTCAGTTCTATTACAATTGAAAGCGTACGGTACGTACAGCTGCCCTAACCTTAGTAAACATAGTATTTACTGGGCTCTGGGCTTGTAATGTTGAATAGTTCGGACCGCGAGATAGGCTTACGGAGACAAAATTATTATATAAGCCTTAAACACCAATGGAACAGTGCCATTTGATTACGGCTACCATTGATTGACTTTATTATTATATTTGATTGTTTAAGCACGGCTTAAAATGACCAAGAACTATCACGGATAATTTGTGGTCTGTGTTTACCAATGGGGTATAGCATTTCTACTATATATCTTATCCCATCACTAAAATGCTCAACACCTTTGGACTTATCTATTATAGCATTGTCCATACCGGTTGTGAAGCCTTCCTTCCATGAGGTTGTCTCGATGGAGGCTATTGTTCTTGTTGTGGTGTGCTTATTAAAGTATAACCTGCTCTTACCATTAGCATCTTTAAGCATGGCATTAACAGCATTAACACTATCAATAATAGGTGGTTGCTTACTCCTTGCTAATACCTTAAACCCTGCATCCCTTAGGATACTAAAGTCTGTGGTACCAGTGGCAGCACTTGTCTTCATTGCTCTACCGGAAGCATCTGGGTACACCAATATATCCCTATTCTTATATCTACCTTTAATAGACCTTATCAATTGGTAGGTATCAGCATTACCATAAAATTCGTCCATGGCATGCAGTTGGTTACCCCTATGACACCATACAGTAGCAGCCATTATTTTAACGTTAAAATCTATGCTTATATGTACAGGTTCATCTTTACCTATTGGTAATAAATTATTGCTTACATTAATATTACGATCAAAGTTATAAAATACACTATCTCCTGTATTATTAAATGTAGCACAATATTCTTGGTTAAAGCTTTTCTCATCCATGGTTGCTCTTGCAAGGTCTAACTCTTCCTTCATATCTGGTCGTACAGATTCAGCAGTAAATTGCCAAGACTTCCATACACCAGTTTTATCTTCTTGCCCTCTTATCCATAGCTTATAAAAATCATTTACTATACCTTTGGGTGTGCTAATAACAAACACAGAGGCCTTTCTTTGTGGATCTGAGGTCATAGGTAATATAACTTCAGTAAAGGCATTTTGTTTAATATAAGCAAATTCATCTAATACAATAAATGTAGGAGATGGTGATATACCCCTTAAACTATCTGGTCTATCAAAACCTTTTAAGGTAATTTTAGAACCATTAATAAATCTTATTTCTAAATCCATTTCTCTTGGATGTCCATCAATATGATCTGGGTGTACCAAACTTTTTAATGTAGTCCAAATAGATTCCCTAATCATTGATACAGTTGGTCCAATGACAATGGCTCTTCTATTAGGTTGTTCTAAACAATGATTATATGAAGCAACACAGGCTAAATAACTTTTACCAACCCTACGGCCAGAAGCCATAACCTTAAACCTAGCAGGATCAATTAAAACTTCCTGTTGAAAGTCGAATAGTTCTATTTTATGATCCATATGTTTATTTTAAATACTTAATATAATAATCGGAAAACAAGTTATTATGTTCCCAATGTTTAGTGTTTCAAGTTAAATACTTTATTCTATCAGATAATCTATTGGCTCTTTCACCAACTTGACTAGCCCATCTAGAATCTAGCATCTCTACAGCAGCAACTTTCCACTCTTCATTGTTCATTGCTGTTATAAACTTTTTAAATTGTTTTAATCGAGGAGCACCCATATTGAAACACATATTAACAATTACTTGTTGAGCTTCACTTGGCATGTTTTCTAAAAACCCAAATACCGTTTTAGCCTCACTTATATATGTTACAACATCAGCTTCGAATATAGCATTAACCCTTTCCTCTGAAACAGGGGTCCCAACAGGGGCACCATATTCTTCATCAGTAGCTTTAACTAGATGTCCAATACCCAATGTCTTATAACCTAAATGGTCATCATACACTTCATATTTAACACCTTCATCAATTTTTAATTGTTCTCTTAATTTATTAATATCCATATTTCTTCCACATAATTAATCCTTTAAGTTAAATTTATTTTCTTCAAATTCTAGTTTGTATTTTGGTAAGCCTTTTAAGTGATCTTTCCTGACTCGCACATTTAACATCTTGTTCACGCATTGCAAGGAATCCATTCTGGATAATTGTAAAAGAAGCTCAAAAAGTTTAGCTGTTGCTTTAGACGGTGAGGTCCAAACAATTTCTTTATGACTTACCAATTTATCTCGTACAGTATTACTGCCGAAATAACTAGCTAATGCTGTACCTGTTTTAGAGGTAAACCCAATATAATAAGTTCCGTCGGTATAATACGTGACGTAAACCTTATACATGATCTCCATGCGTTTCGGTCTTATCATTTGATCTCTTGGGTTATTGTTACAGCTTCGCTATTCTCTAATTCTATGGTAGGTCCTACTACCTTAACCTCGTTTGGTATAGGTGCTTTTTGGACTATTGTTAATATAGGTATATTACTTGCTTCCAATGTAGCACTGCCAACGGGTTGTTTTGCATAACTGTACTCAATGAGTTTCTCAGCTATACGAACTCTTAAATTTTGTGATCGAAAATCATCTTTACCCTTAAGCTTACTTAGTTCCTTAACTAATATTGCTATAGGGTCAATACCTAATTTTCTTAATTTGTCTATAGAAGACTTATCTATGGTACTTTTCTCTACCGTAGACTTTGGTGGTCTACCGGCACCAGGTCTTGCTCCACCCTTTCCAGCCATAATAATCTCCTATTTATAATTTTATAACACCAATACGAATATCGCACTGGGTACTGTAAGACCTGGTAATAGGACTTATTATATATACATCTTATATATCTATATATCTATC